AAGCGAGAATGTATGGCAATACTGGTTTCGCTGATTGTGGGGCTTTGTAATGTGGGTCGCTATCTAACAAGGTGGCTGATACCGCTACCAGAAAAGGATAAACAATGAAAATAAACAAGCAACAAAAAGCAGCACTAGAATCATACGCTAGAAGCGTACTCGGTGCCGTAGTCGCTGTGGCAGCTACTGGCAACTATGCGCCCGACGACCTCGGCAAAGCCGCGGTCGCCGCATTGATTCCACCAATCCTTCGATGGGCAAACACAAATGACCCGGCCTTCGGCAGAAAAGCTGTTCGCAAAAGGAAATAATGGAACTCTCGGACCTTCTCAACGAGAAGGAATGGAGAAAATGCAAAGGCCCGGTTGACGCGTCGATAGACGAGCAGGTTGCCGCCTTCGAATATTTTTGTTCCAACTATTGGATGATACGCCACCCTGAACGGGGGCGTATCAAGTTCGTGTTGCGCAAAGCGCAAACGGAAACCATCAAAACGTGGCTTACCAGCAGATATTCCATCGTGCTGAAAGCACGACAGATTGGGTTCTCCACCCTCGCCGCGGCATACTCGTTTTGGTTGGCTTTTTTCTGGTCGGACAGGTTCATCGTCATGCTCTCGCGCACGGAACGCGAAGCGGCGAAACTGTTGCAAAAATCAAAATACGGTTACAAGATGTTGCCGACATGGATGAAAAAACTCGGCCCCGAACTGTTGTCCGACAACCAGTTGAAGATTGTGTTCGCGAACGAATCGTCGGTCGAGTCGTTGCCTTCCGGCAACGACCCCGCCCGTGGCGAATCGGTGTATCTGGTAATCGTGGACGAGATGGCTTTCTTGCCGAACCCCGGCGAGGCGTGGGCGTCGATTGAACCAATTGCCGACGTTGGCGGTCGTGTCATCTGTTTGTCCACCGCCAACGGCGAAGGCAACATATTCCACGAACTGTGGGTTGGTTCGCAAACAAACACGAACAGGTTCACGGGAATCTTTTTTCCCTGGTCGGCTGGCGACCGTGACGAGAACTGGTACGAAGCCAAGAAACGCGACCTGCCCGATTGGCAGTTGGCACAAGAGTATCCGTCCGACCCCGACGAGGCGTTCGTTCGGTCCGGTCGCCCCGTGTTTGATTTAGATGCGTTGCGCCAATACGAAACGGTTGAACCGCGGCGCGGCTATTTGCACAAGATTCCCGGCAAAGGAATGTACGAGTTTCGTGCGGATGGCGGCGAGTTGGCGGTGTGGGAGTTCCCGCAACCGTCGGAGGCGTACGTGATTGGCGCGGACGTTGCCGAAGGTTTGGGGCACGGGGACTTCAGTTCGGCCCATATCATCAACGCGGCGACGGGGCAGGTCGTCGCCCATTGGCACGGGCATGTGGACGCCGATTTGTTTGGTGAGGAAGTTCTGAACGCTTTGGGTTGGTGGTACAACCATTGTCTGATTGGCGTGGAATCGAACAACCACGGGCTGACAACCCTGAAAGGGTTGCAGCGCGTGGGATACAAAAATTTGTACCGGCAACGTCGCCTCGTGCACAGAAACCCCACCGCTGGTGAAACTTTGGGTTGGCGCACCACCTCGATTTCGAAACCGTTGGCGATAGACGAACTGAATGGCGGGGTCAGGGATTCGGTGATTTTGTTGACATGCAAGGCGACCATCGCGGAGTTGCGCACGTTTGTCCGTGAACAAAGCGGCAGGATGCACGGCTCCCCGCACGACGACAGGGTGATGTCTTTGGCGATAGCCAACCAGATGCTGAAATATGTGTGGCTTCCCGAATATCGGCCGAATCTTGCGCCGAAAAAAAATTCATTTGACTGGTGGGAAAGATACATAGTCAAAGCCAAACCGGCGCAAAGAACCCCGATTGGGGCCGATAACGTGCGAAAAGTAACGATTTAAGGTTGTAATGATGCTTTCCGTAACCTGCGACAACTGTTCAACAGATTTTTATGCGCCACAACTCCCCAGACGGGGCGCAATTTGTTTCAAATGCCACATTCAGGGCATAAGTTTCGGGTTCACCTACGGCAAAGACGACTTTCACGGCCCGACCATCAAGGAACGCCAAGACAAACAAATAGCCGACGCCAAGGCCGGGGGTCTAAACCCCGAACCGGTTGGCACCCGTTGGATTTAATGCCATGCCTGAAGTTTGGGTGCCAATTGTCGTCGCGATAATTAGCGGCCCGATAGTCGTGGTTATGAACAGGTTGCGGAAAGAAAACACGGAACAGCACGCCGAGGCGCGACAACTGCTGAAGCAGGTCGCGAACAAGGTTGACAAGGTTGGCAGCAAACTGGACGAACACATTGGTTGGCACAAAGGCAGGAACAGATAATGGCAAGAATAACAAACACGGAACTGTTGACGAAATATCGGAACAAACTGGAACAGTCGCGTCGTTGGCGTTCCGAGGAACGCTACGACGATTTGTGGAGCCGCCTAATTGACCTGTATCGCGGCAAACATCACCGCACCGACATCAAAGAAGACCAGCTGTTGGTCAACATCGCCTTTGCGACAATCAACGTCATTTCGCCTTCGGTGTCAATCAACCATCCAAAAATCACGGTGAACGCGAAACGTCCGGAGGACGCCAACAAAGCGGTCGTGACCGAGGCCATCATCAACTACTGGTGGCAACATTACGGTTGCCAAGAACAGTTCCGTCGCGCCGTGAAAGACTTCCTTGTCTGCGGACACGGCTGGGTCAAGACGGGTTACCGCTACGTGGAGGAGGAAAAAGCCAGGGACGAAACCCCAAACTTTGATTCCTACGACGAACTCGCCACCCCCAGCACGGAAGCCGCGGTCGAGTCGGAACTGATAATCAAGGAGGACAGGGCGTTTGTCGAACGTGTGTCAATTTTCGACATGTATGTCGACCCGGACGCGACTTCGATGGACGATATTCGTTGGATTGGTCAGCGCACCCGTCGCCCGTTGGAGGACGTCAAAAAGGACAAACGGTACAATTCGACGGCGCGCAACGAGGCGGCGCCGTCGCACTATTCGAAGTGGGGTCAAGACCAGTTCCGTCCCCGTCGTTCAACGAACAGGGATGACGCCTATGCGGAGATTTGGGAATGGTACGACATCGACCGCAACACGATGTCGGTGTTCTGTGACGGTTCGGACAAGTTTTTGATTAGCCCGACAAAAATGCCGTTTTTGTTCGGGCATCCGTACACGATGTTGCGCAACTACGACGTCCCCGAATACTTCTATCCGATGGGTGAACTCGAGGCCATCGAACCGTTGCAACACGAACTGAACCTGACCCGCACGCAGATGATGAACCACCGCAAACGGTTTAGCCGCAAATGGTTGTACAAGGAAACGGCTTTCGACGTGGATGGTCGCAACGCGCTCGAATCCGACGACGACAACGTGATGGTGCCGGTCACGTCGGACGAGAACATCAACAACATCATCGTCCCGATGCCGGCGGTAATCAACCCGCCGGAGTTCTACAACCAGTCGAACCTGATATCCGACGACATCCGTTCGGTGTCCGGTTTGAACGAGTATCAGGGCGGTGGTTTGCCCGAGATTCGTCGTACCGCCACCGAGGCGGCGATTATCCAGGATGCCGCCAATGCGCGGGTTTCGGAGAAACTCGCCATCGTGGAGAAATGCATCGGTGAATGCGGTCGCCGTTTGGTCATGTTGGCCCAGCAGTACATGACGGGCGAACAGGCTGTGCGTGTGGTCGGCACGGAGGCCGAACCAGTGTGGCTGGAGTTTGACCGCGACTACATCCAAGGCGAGTTTGATTTCATCGTGCAGGGCGGGTCAACCCAGCCCGTCAACGAGTCTTTCCGCCGCCAGATGGCTTTGCAGGTTGTGGATGCGATGGCCCCGTTCGCGGGCGCGGGAATCATTGATATGCCCAAGTTGGCGACCTACGTGTTGCAGTACGGGTTCGGTATTCGTGGCGCGGGGTCGTTTATCAATCCGACTCCGCCGATGGCGGCCGCTCCGCCACCCGGAGCGCCGGATATGCCGATGCAGGAAGGGCCGTTGGCTGAACCACAAGAAATGCCGCCTACTGGCGGCATGGCGATGCCGAGCAATATTCCGCCCGAAATTTTGTCGCAACTTCTGGCGCAAGGGGCGCCTTTGGCAAACACACAGACCCCGATGTAACGGTTTTACCGTACCTGTAGAGCAAACCGTTGGAGGACTCTATGAGTAATGAGAACACCGTTGATAGTGCAGTTGAAGCCCCGGAAGTCGGACAAGCAGAAGTTGTCACGGAGACAGGTGAAGCCCCTGTAGCAGCATTTGATTATTTTACTTGGGACGAACACGGCGACAAACATGTCAAACTGAACGTTGCTGGCGAAGAAATCGATGTGCCGCTGAAAGAGGCGCTCGCCGGGTATCAGCGTCAAGCGGATTACACCCGCAAAACGCAGGAACTCAGCGAGCAACGAAAACAGGTGCAGTTTGGTGTCGCTTTGCAGGAAGCATTGCAAAACGACCCGAAAGGCACTTTGGCGTTGTTGGGACAACACTATGGCGTTGATGAACAACAAACATCCGACGAGGATGAATTGTTTGTGGACCCTGTTGAGAAACAATACCGACAACTGGAATCTCGTCTAAAACAAATGGAGCAACAGAAAGCGTTGCAAGATTTGGAGAAAACAGTTGAGTTTTTGTCACGGAAGTATGGTGACGCATTTGACGCAGATGAAGTGATTGCCAAGGCTTTGGCTACGGGCAATTCGAATCTGGAAGCCGTCTACAAACAGACAGCGTTCGACCGAATTTTTGAACAAAACGCAACCGCCAACCAGGTGAAAGCCAAGAAGGCGGAGGAAGAAAAAACGATTGTTCAAGCAAAACGGGAAGCG